ACTTCAGAAGTATTATCATTGCTTTTACTTCTGGACACTTCCCCGTCTGCGCCAACCCCTTTTCCAAATCTATCTCCAGCCGGGGAAACAGATACAAAAGTACCATCCGCAAATCCGGCAATAGGTACTCCACCATATATTACAATAATACTTTTAGGATCATATGTTTTTACTGCTCCCATTATTTTTTCTCCTTTCCTTTATTTTTATAATCCTACAAATCCATTGATTGTAGTTTTGTTTATTGCTCCCTGAAGAGTTGCTCTAAAAGTAATGTCTGGAAGATTCCTTGCCAATTTATTTGCAGCAGAAACTGAAGATGCTAATGGAGCACTAACTGTATAGCCGTTTTCTTCATCTTCTGCCCCTATAATCAGTCCCACATCGGCTGCTTCTTGAAGGGCTGCGGAAATCTGACTCACTATAGATTGAATACCCGCATCTGTAAAAGGAATTTTTTCATTATTCAAAAATGAATTAAAAACCTTTTCTTGTATTTTTGCTTCCAACCAATCTATACCTCGGATAATATCAATATATTCTCCACTTCCTACCGTTCCTAATTCCGTAACATTTACCCCTCCGATTGTTTCATACAAATTACATTTTTTTCCCAATGCGGTAGTTCTTTGAGCTGAAGTAATTTCATAAGTACTAACCCCTTTCAAAGTTTTCCAAGCCCAGTTAGAACTTCCAGGAGCTTTGGGAAATTGTAATCCCAACCACGCAGCGTCCATACAAGTATCCGTTGTAGAGAAATCAGCTACATTAGAATAAATAACTGCTGTTCTATCATATTCTTGAGTATTGACATATTCGGCTATATCCCCGGTAGAGTCTATAATATTGGCATCATCATCGGAGATCATAAAAAGTTTTTTATTCAATTCCGACCATGCGGCTACTGCTTGAAGATCAGCCAAAGTTTTATCCCCAATACAGAATCCATACCATGCAGAACTATCTGAGGCAATTAAAGGCATTGCCTCTGCCCATGTTTCTGTTCCATCTATTCCTTTGAGTTTCCTTCCAATATATACTTCTCCAGGATTAGGATTTTGACGGAAAATTGCTTGAGCCATTAAATAAACTGGATCAGCTGTTGTAAATCCAGCTGTAGCCATTTCCGCAAGAGAAGTATATTTTCTTACTCTTTCCGAAAAAGCAGGAGTAATATCTGCTATAAGAATTTCCTGGGCCAAAAGAATACCATTAAAACTCGCTACACTCGCTGCTCTTGTTGTTCTTGTTATGGTTATGTCAACCACTTGATCAATTAAAGCCATAAAAACCTCCTATTTTATATTGGTGTATTATATGTAGGGGTGTATTCTATAGTTTCAATAATTCCTACATTTTCTGTAAAATTATAAGCAAACCCCATAGTAATTTCAAATAAAAATCTTTTTTCAATTATTTCGTCAATAACCGTAGAAATATCTGTAATCAATGAAGTATCTCTGACAATTACGTTATTTTCTCTCATAGTTTCTTGAATACTTTCCTTTTCAAAAGTTATTTTTAAATTTTGTAAATTATCTTGAGTCCCTTTTCCATAAGAAATTAAAGACATAACAAAATCTTCATGTATAAAAGATTCTCTTATTCCCGTAATTTCATCTGGAATAGAATAATCTTTTTGACCGATTTTATTAAATGAAGTTATCTTTAAAGTAATATAATTAACATTTGGTCTTACTCCGTTTTCATCTGAAAATATTACTAAAAGAGAAGTATTTGCTGATATTAAATTATATAAATAAATTTCTAATTCAGAATAAGTCATGTTCCTTCCTTTTCTCTCATAGCCATAAATTTATAATGGTTGATGAGATTATTTTGATAAGGAGCTACAAAAATTACTCTGTAATTACTTCCATCCGGTCCCACAATTATATCTTCTTTTTCTAATGTTTCCGGATTCACAGTTTGTACTTTTATTTTTGGATAACCTTTAAAAATAGAACTTTGCCTCATCCCTTCTTCCAATGCCTGTAAATCTCTTCCATTAGCTGGTTGCCATGAAGTTTGAATAGTAAAATCCGGGGATGCTGATCCATTAGTCCATCTTCCTGATACATAACTCCCGGCCGCTTTTCTATAGACATTTAAGATAAAGGGTTTTAATAAACTCATAAAATACCTCCTTGTCTTTCAGGAGGAGTGCCAAAACCTATTTTATAATTTATACTATTCATCATTTGACCAGTATCGATTAAAGGACTTGAACTTTTTTTCATTCTTATAGTTGAAAAAGCATTTGGAGGATTTTGTAAATCCCTAATAGATCTTTTTAATTCTCCAACTGCCCAGGCTCCTATTCTTTTGAGGGCTGTTTCTGCATTTATCCTTCCTTGTTTAATTAGATTAGTCATTTGTATAAATATTTTTTCTATCTGTTTTCTATTAGAATCAAACCAAGACCGCATCCAAGACCGCTCCGGAATTCTTACTCCACCCAATTTATTGGAAGTACCAAATTCATTCCAAAACCCTATTAAAGCTACAGTGATTGAGGAATCAATATATTCTTCCCCTTTTTGTAATCCTACTAAAACCCAACCTTTCCCGAATTTAGAAAGTTCCTTGACTATTTTTTTTAATTTAGAGTCTTCTAATTTGTATTTTATGGTAGGTTTGGCAGCCATATTTCCTTTCTTCTAAAATTTAAATATTGATTTTAAGGTTTCCTTTTTCTATATCCTTTTCCATCTTTTTTATTTTCTTTTCTTCATAATTTTTAACTTCAACTTCTCCTCTTTCTATAAGTTTCTTCAACCAAGGACCGCCTGAAAGTTGATCCCATATATTTTTATCAATAAAGTTTTCTCCTGGATTGAGAACCACTCCTCCTCTGATTCGAGAATCCCGGAAGGATAACCATTGAGCTTTATTCAATTTGTTATTTACTTTAATCATTTTATCTTTGTTAATTTTGCTCATTTTATTCCTCTTTAAATTAAATTATAACCGTTGGTAGATATTTCTTTATTCCCATACCCTGTGACACTTGATCCTCCAGGACCGCTTTTGATAAGATACATCAATTTTTTTCCAAAACTGGTTTGAGACAAATCCTCATCCCCTTCTACCTTTGAAGTAGCATAAGCAATAGCCAAATCCCCTTCCTTAATAGAAGAGATTTGCCCTGCTTGTCCTGCGTCCCGTTGACCCAAAGTATAATCATGACATGCTCTTAAGGCTATTGCCAATTGATAATTTATACCAAAAAAACAGGAGTCAGATAATTGAGTAGCCATTTCGATATATACGGATAAATTAGCATCAGCATATAATCCAGGACATTTTACTTGTATTATCTGACTCGCTGTTGAACCCATTTATTTTTTTACCTTCTTTTTGGATTTCTTTTTATTTACATAATCATCAACCTCTGCAATCCGTTCAGCAAGTGCTATACGAATCTCATCCCTGGTTTCTGATTTTTTCCAAATCTCCAAGGTAGAAAGGTTATTGGTTTGGGCTATCAATCCCAAACATTCTTCTGGTTCTAAATCAATAAACTTTTTTGAAACAGATGTTTTTTCTTTTATTTTTTCTTTCTTTCCGTCTTTATCTGGTTTACTTTCTTTTTCAATTGTTTTAACTTCTTCTATTGCTATCAAATTCCCAGCATTCAAATGAGCTATTAAAGAAGGTCTTATTTTTTCCCAAGCCTTATCAGGGATTTCATTCACTCCTGGAAGTAAGATAATCGAATCTGCATCATATCCAGGCACAGGTTTTCCTGCCGGGATAGATATTACATTTAAGTGTTGCGGTTTCCAATTTAAAATCATAATATTCCTTTCCTTTCTATTATTTAAATTCCATCTGCAAAGGCGATGGATAACGGATAATAAACTAATACTCCGGCTGTCTCAGCATGACAAGGAATTTCAAACTCCATTCCTTTCTGCTGAGGAGGAAACTGCTCAAATGGTTGAGGGAGTTCCATGGTGAGATTATTCTCATCTTTTGGATACACCATCATACGAGTTGTTGAACCTGTTCCAGCTGTGCTTAATTCTGCAACCCATTCAATCTGCTGTAAAAATGGATTATTTTCCATTATATATTGCAAGATTGTTTTTGAGTTCCCATCTGTCATTCTTGTATTTGCAATATACAAATATTGAGTAAGAGGAAGAATGAGAATAGTTGGAATTTCCTTTCCATTAGTCGGG